AGTTCCTTCTGGAGCTCCTCAGCTGATAGTTCATCATTGTCTAATCTCTCTAATGCAGCAAAGAGATGATCTCTAAGATCATTGATTTTGTTTCTTGCCATTGATTTTTCTTTTTAGTTTTGCTTTTAATTTAATTACTTCTTGTATTTCTTGAGGAAATCTTTGAATGCTGTTCCTCTTAGCATTATCACACATGGTCATCAGCTCCAGATTAGAGATATCACAGTTCCTGGAGTTGCCATCTTTGAAAGTTACTATATGCTTTGGAGGGATTGGACCATTGGCATCTCTCCAGACTTTGTGATGATATGGAATCCAAAAAGAATCTTTAATCTTGTAATATAGATAGATCTTTCCACAAGTATCAACCCTCTCCACAATGGTCCCATCTGGCTTCCAATTGCTTGGTCTATTGCCTTTTTTAAACATTGATTTCTTGACCTTCTCATATTGGTCTGGACTCATCTTTGTTCCTTTGTTGGCTGGTGTGTGACCAGGTTTAAACTGGAATGCTTTGCCTCCTTTAATGAGATTAGCTCTTCCAGATAAATCTGATTGCTTGAATTCCTGTGACTTCCTGAGGCCCATTGTGAAAGCTCTGTTTGCCACTTGAGAATAAGTTAAGCCAAGTTCATTGGCCAGATCCTGTGTCCTCTCGTTTGGGAATCTCTTTCTTATGATTTCGTTGATATTCATAAAACGCATCTATTGTTGTTGGTAAATCATTCTCAATAGCCATTCTGCTATACTCCCAAGCCTCTTCAATCCAGGACTTTTGTTTCTCTTCTTTCTCTTTCATATCTTCTCAACTTTAATGATTAACGGAGGCCACATGTCCATCTTCTTGATTGCATCCTCTGGACTGTTGGCTTGAATTGTTTTCTGTTGGATTGTCCACTTGACATCCTTTACTTTGTAGGTTACTTTGAAATTCTTCATCTCTTTTTGCTCTTAGATAGTTGTTAAATAAATCCATGTTGAATCTGCCTGACCTCTGCCACCAGTATTCATAATGTGCTGTGCTCATAGGAATTTCTTTTTGTAGTTTTCCAATCTTCCAATGGCTCTTGCATAAGTATCAATCTTATCCTTATACTTATCAGCAAGTTCAAAGAAATAACATCTTCTAAGCTCTGGAATAAGTCTCTGATTGTTTTTCATCTTCCACTTGAATATATAAATCATGTCATCAATTTTCTCAATGATATGGTCATTATTCTTGATGAATCCTTTGCCTGAGCAATTATCACAATCCTCCTCAATCAAATGCTGTTCATAAGGAATGTGTGTTTTGTTAAGGTCATAATCAATATAACCTGAGCCATTGCAATACTGGCATTCTTGAATAAAGCTTTCCATAATTTACTTTTTTAAGTTAATGATTTTTAAAGTTGCTACAACTGAATACAGGAGCAATAAATAAACGAATGTTGACATAATTATTTGTTTAAAATTATGATGTAAAGTTAAAAACTATTTTCACTTATGAAACAATTTTAACATTTTTTAACATATCAGAGACAAGAAAAGCCACTCAAAATTGAATGGCTCTCCCTGATTAACTTTAAAAAACAATTATGCGAGATAAAGATACTTATTTTTTGAATCTCTTCAATAAAACTTTTGCTATTTTTCCAATCAATCCAGATTGCTCATTGACATCAACATTGACCTCACCTTTGTCAATGGTCACATCAACTGGCTCTGAGTCTATTTTAAGGATCTTTCCTTCATTATCTTTGTGCAATTCAACATCAACCTTTGGTGTATCAACTTTAACGTCTGTCACACCATCTTTTCTGGTTATCTTGATATCCACATTCTTTGTGTCAATGTTTATATTCAAGTTCTTTTTTGGTCTCCCTGGTTTTTTCATTATGCTTCATTTGTGGTTATTACTCCTTTTGGCTCAAGCTTGACAACTCTCACATTGGCTGGCTGTGCAATCTTCCATGCTGTCCTTCTTGCTTGACTAAGTCTTGACTTCTCAATGCGTGATACACTGACTGAATTGTTTTGGTTGCCACCAAGAACATGGTAATGAGTATCATCCTCACCAACATAGATCCCAACATGGCCACCTCCATTCCTGGTGAATGTCAATACATCACCAAGCATTGGCACCTTTGCAACATTGCCATACTTATTCCAGTTCAATGCCCACAATGGAGCCTTAACAACTGGCAATCCTTGAGCATGACAGCAATAAGCAACAAACAATCCACACCAAGGTATCTCATCATTGGTATATGTTTTCTCAAGACCAAGAGCTTTGGCCCATTCAAGAATAGTTTTATTGTGTTGCTTGCCAACAATCTCCTTGACACCAATGTGCTTGACTGCCTCAACCAATATCTTTGGGCCTGTCTCTTTTTTTAACCAGTCGTAACTCATTTTTTTATGAAATATTTGTAATGAAAGTAAGCTCCCCATGAGAATATCATTGCAAAGCTTAAATGTATTATGAATGCAGCTCTGTTAGATTGAGAGAGAAAGTCATACAAAGATGCTGATGCTCCAAGAGCCAATGCAACTCTGACAAATAATCTCTCTAAATAAGGAATCTTTTGTATCATTCCATTCTCATTGTATACAAAATAAAGAAAAAATACAAGACTGATTGCAATGATCAGATCAGCTGTGCAATTAATTACTTTTATCAGTTCCATTTTTTTGTGCTTTTTCAATGAAATAATCACTCACAAATTCAACTCCCTTCACTCCAAGAAAGCCAAGGATGAAAGCTACACTCATCTCATACTTATCAGATAACCTGGTCATGTCAATTATGATTGGTGTGATGTAGTTAGCACTGGCAACACCAGTCACAATTGCAAAGAAAGTTGTCTTGAGATTACTTTTTTGTTTCTTGCCTATGAGAATCAAGGATCCAAAGAATCCTGCCACACTTATGCCGATATTGAATCCGATCTCTTGTAATAGTTGTTTCATATCTATTATGCTAATATGTTTTACTCAGTGTAAAGATATCAGAGTAAATTGAATTTCCAGCATTGGCAGCTCCCCATTGTACTGTTATTGATAAGGTATTGCTTATGGTTGTGTCAAATGTAGTTGAGTTAACTGTATTGAAAGCAAAACCTTGTGTTGATGCATTTGTTGTCTTGACATAGTGGAATGTACCCAATGACACAATTGATGCAACACCAGCTGCACCAAGAGCTCTGATTGTGAAATCTACATTCAAAGAAAATACATCATTTGTGATATTAGTAATTGATTGAACTCCACTATCAAGCAATATAACTGAGCCAGCCTTGACTCTTATTCTAATTGTTTGGTTATTTGCACAATTCAATATTCCAGCCATCACAGCTGTGAATGAATCACCAACAGTGAAACCATTTGCCGGTACAGTTAATGTACCAACTCCTCCATTGATTAGAGATGTCTCAGTTGTTGTGTTTGTTATTGGTGTGCTGTTAGCTGTCTGAGCAAATAAACCATAGTTAGTTGTTGCAACAGGACCAGGAATGGTGACAAGAGTCTTGCTGCCATTGTCTGATGCTGTGACTCCAGCTCCGACAAAGTCAATGGTTGACCTTTGTGTCAAGTTAGATCCTTCATTCTGCACTGTCTCATAAGCTTGTGCTGTCACATTGATGGTTGTTGTTGCCATTATATGTTGATATTTATTGTATTATTGGTTGTTGTGTTCTGTGTGAACGTGTCCTCAAGTGAGCCATTGACATAGACTTGATATGTTGTTGTTGGATCTCCACAATCTCCACCTGGAGGATTGCCATTCTCAAAGTCATAGTTGTCATAAGGAATGGAACACCAATCATTGTAGTCATAAATTGATGCACTCACATTGATTGTCCATCCAGCTGTGACATCTGGTCCTCTATTTATGAATGGCTGTGTTGTGATATCTCCATTGATATCCATGAACTCCTCAAATCTCCATTGCTGCAATGTGATTCTGATGTCATTACAGATGCTCAGACAATCAGAATGTATCTCATTGATTTGTCTATACTCCTGAATGTTGTACTTGTCACATATTGAGATAACCATGTTGACATTCACAGCTTGATCAGTCATAGATCCAGGCTGTAAAGTGACAACCATCAAAGGATATAAGGCTGCATCTCTTGACACAGCATCAATGAAATCACCTTGAAAGAATTCGTTTATCTGCCTGTGCTGTGTTGCTATTGTTTCCAGCTCTTTCATTAGCTGGTTTAATGTCCTTTCCATGCTTGTTAAGATATGCTTTTAGTTTCTCAATCTGTTTCTTGCTGAATTTCATTGTATCCAATTTAATGGCTTGTAACCTGTATCATCTTTCTTGACATACTCATTGCAATGATCAGAACACATATCACAATACTCTGGATATTTTGTTGCTTGGTCATCCTTAAGATATCCAATCAATCTCTCCTTGTAAAAATATGCATCTTTTCTCAGCTGATCTCTGAGCTCAGCAACTTGATTCAATTCCAATGTTTGCTGATTCTCATCTGTGATTCTGCCAGCTCCCTTGTTGGTTAGCTTGTCAGTCAATAACAATGCAGCTCTGTAATCAACGAATGCAACCAAACATGGCACAACATAATCATTCATCAAATCAAGATAATCTTGAGTCCATGATGATGTCTCAACCTTGTTAAGTAATGCCTTGAATAAAGGAGTCCCAAGAGCTGGCTGAATATGCATGTCTTGACTTCGCTTGATAGCAACTGCAAGAATCTTTGTATCTGTGTTGTTGTGGATGAGTCCAAGTTTTTTTAAGTTCTCAACCGACAATAAATAATTCATCTTCCTCAGTTTTAGGTGTGAACACTAAATCATTCCCTTGTCCTGGCAATGGTTTAGAATGTTCATTAGTTAATAAAATTTCATCAGGAATTCCATCTGGAAATGCTGAGCATCCCTGTGGAGTTTTACCAAAATGCTTACAATTAAAGCAAATTAAATCAATTGTGGTTGTCATAATTATTTTTTAAATATTGAGTCAAACAATTTACCAACTTTTTTAGCGTATGGTGATGGATTAGAATTCAATCTATATTCAGTAAATGACTCAGCATGAAATTCAT